CAATGTATTCTTCGCTATCAATAGATAGAACATGAATAGTAGATACAATTGTATGAGTACCAAAAGCTTCTTGTGAATTAATTGAAACTGGTTTAATAATATGCTTAAGATGATGTGTGCCAAATGCTTCTTCACTGTCTATTGAAGTTGGTTGTATTATTTGAACAAGACTATGTGCGCCAATGTATTCTTCACTATCAATTTGTACAGGGAAAATAGTAAGATTTAATTGATGAGTTCCAAATGCTTCTTCACTATCAATACTAATAGTGTGTATATTCAGATTAACTTGATGTAAACCAAAAGCTTCATCACTGTTAATAGATAGAACATGAATAGTAGATACTAGTGTATGAGTACCAAACAATTCATCACTATTGATTCCAGTTAAGTGAATGTGTAGATTTACTTTAGGTGAATTTACATTTTCAGCAGAAGAAATACCAAAAGGTTTTATTATGTAATTAATATTAGCATTACCAAAAGATTCATCACTATTAACATCTTGTGGGAATATTGTGAAGTTTAGTTGATGTGTTCCGAAGGCTTCAGCACTTGGTATGAAACCATCTTGGAACTCTTGATTTACTTTTAAGTTTCCAATATACTCTTCACTCAATATACCAACCAAGTATATTCTTTGTGATAGCGTATGATTACCAAAAGCTTCTTCCGAAGTTATTTCTGTAGGTTGTATTACTTGAACTACATTAACTTGGTTTACAACTTCTTCACTATCAATACTTACAGGGAAGATAGTAAGGTTAAGTTGATGAGTTCCGAAAGCTTCATCAGAAGGTATACCAGTTAAAGTTATACTTGAAGTTAAATAAGGTAAACCAAAAGCTTCTTCCGAAGGAATACTTACAGGTTCAATTTCGTGAACTAGCATATGAGTTCCGAAGGCTTCTTCAGAACCAATAGTATTAGGTTGTATTACTTGAACTAGACTATGTGAGCCAATATACTCTTCTGAAGGAATACTTACAGGCTCAACCTCATGTATGATCTGTTCATCGCCACCATTTACAAATTCTTCTGAATCTATAGCAACAGGATAGATGATGTAATTTAATTGATGTGTGCCGATATACTCTTCTGAGTCTATAGCAAGAGGATCAACATATATTATTATTAGAGGTTGTACACCAAATGTTTCATTACTTACTATATCACCAGCATATAATATTGTTTGATTGATTTGATGTGTGCCGAATTCTTCTCCAGAATCAACATTACCATTCTCAATTTCAAGATCAATTTGATGTGTGCCAATATACTCTTCGGTAACAACACCGACAGGAAGAATGTTTACATTTAATTGATGTGAACCAAAAACTTCTTGTGATGGTATATCAAATGGATATATTACTAAGTTTAGTTGTGGTGTACCAAAGATTTCTCCAGTGGTAATACCAATAGTTGTTATATGAAGATTTAATTGATGAGTACCAAATGCTTCATCACTGTTAATAGTATCAATGAAGATCTTCAAGTTTAATTGATGTGAACCAAAAGCTTCTAGTGAATCTATAGAAGATGGGTATATTAAATACGCGGCAGTTAGATCAGGAGTACCAAATGCTTCATCACTGTTAATAGTATCAATGAAGATCTTCAAGTTTAATTGATGAGTACCGAAAGCTTCTAATGATGTTATAGAAGATGGTTGTATTACTTGAACTAGACTTGGAGTTCCGAAAGCTTCATCGGTGTTAATATCTTGTGGGAAGATAGTAAGATTTAATTGATGTGAACCAAAGTTTTCATCAGAAGTAATACCAACAGAATATACATTTTGATTTAATTGATGAGTTCCGAAAGCCTCTTCACTAGCAATACCAAGAACATGAATATTCAAGTTTACTTGGTGTGTGCCAAATGCTTCTTCTGTTCCAATAGCTTGAGTGTATATGTTTTGGTTTAATTGATGAGTTCCGAAAGCCTCTTCACTATCAATACTATTAGGTTGTATTATTTGAACTATACTATGTGAACCAAAAGCTTCATCACTAGTAATACTTACTGGGAAGATAGTAAGATTTAATTGGTGAGTACCAAATGCTTCTTCTGAAGAAATATTACCATTTTCAATTTCAAGAACAAATAAGTGTGTTCCAATATACTCTTCACTATCAATTGAAGATGGATTAATATAAGCATTAGATGTTAATGTTGGAGTGTCAAATGCCTCTTCACTAGCTATACCAAGAACATGAATGTTTAGATTTACTTGATGAGTGCCAAAAGCTTCTTCGCTATCAATTGATGTAATATTAATAACATGATTTAATTGATGTAAACCAAAAGCTTCATCACTACCAATAGCTTGAGTAAAGATAGTAAGATTTAATTGATGAGTACCGAAAGCTTCTAATGATGTTATAGAAGATGGTTGTATTACTTGAACTAAACTATGTGAGCCAATGTATTCTTCTGAATCAATAGAAGATGGAACAATATAAAGATTTAATTGGTGTGAGCCAAATGCTTCTTCACTAGTAATACTTACTGGGAAGATAGTAAGATTTAATTGGTGAGTACCAAATTCTTCTAATGATGCTATACCAAGAACATGAACATTTAAGTTTACTTGGTGTGTACCAAATGCTTCTAATGATGTTATAGAAGATGGATTAATATAAGCATTAGATGTTAATGTTGGAGTGCCAAATGCTTCATTACTATTGATTGAACTTGGTTCAATCTCATGAACCAACATTGTAGTTCCGAAAGCTTCATCAGAAGTAACACCAATAGGATAGATGATGTAATTTAATTGGTGTGAACCGAAAGCTTCTAATGATGCTATACCAAGAACATGAATGTTTAGATTTACTTGTGGTGTTCCATATTCATCTTCAAAGATAGATGTTGTGTGAATATTTTGATGAACGATATGATATCCGAATACTTCTTCGGTAGTAATAGCATTTACTATTATAGAAATAGAAAGTTGTGCTATACCAAAAGCTTCTTCCGAATCAATAGAAGTCGGTTGAATGTATACAGCTCCAGGTTGTACTATTGGGAAACCAACCGATTCAGCCGAATTAATACTTGGTGGATAAATGTTTTGTTCAATATCATCCAGACCACCAAACATTTCTTGTGAGTTAATTGATAGTGGTTGTATTACTTGAACTACATTTACATCATTTACAAATTCTTCTGTATCAATAGCATTAGGTTGTATTACTTGTACAACACTATGAGTTCCAATATACTCTTCACTATCAATTGAACTTGGTTGAATGTAAGCTATAGAAGTTAGTGTTGGAGTTCCGAAAGCTTCTTCAGAAGTTATTGAAGAAGGAACAACATAAAGAATTAATAGATGTGTACCAAAAGCTTCTTCCGAATCAATACTTGTGATATTGATAAGATGATTTACTTTATGAGAGCCAAAGGCTTCTAATGAAGTTATTGAACTTGGTTGAATGTAAACAACTCCAGGTTGTATTACATGTGAACCAAAAGCTTCAGATGAAAATATCTCATTAATGAAAATCTTTAAATGTAATGTAGGTTCATTTACAGTTTCTTGAGTATTGATATCTTGAGCAAAGATAACAAAATTAATTTTTAGATTACCAAAAGTTTCTTGGCTTGTAATACTTTCAGCATGAATCTTTTGATTTACTTTATGTGTACCAAAAGATTCTAATGAAGATATAGAAGATGGATAGATATTAATATTTCCACTTACTATTGTTGGAGTGCCAAATGCTTCTTCACTATCAATTGAGCTTGGCTCAATCTCGTGAACCAACATTGTAGTTCCGAAAGCTTCATCACTGTCTACTGAACTAGGTTTAATCTTTTGATTAATTTGATGTGTGCCAAATGCTTCAGCACTAGGAACTCCAGGCTCTTCTATTTCTAAATCAAGTTCATGTAAACCAAAAGCTTCTTGGCTAACAATACCAGATGGAAGAACGTAAGCCGTTCCAGGTGTTACAGTATGTGAACCAAATGTTTCAGTAGAATCAATAGAAGAAGGAACAACATAAAGATTTAATTGATGTGTGCCAAATGCTTCTTCACTGTTAATAGAAGATGGGTATATAACAGCCGATAATGAATGTGAACCAAAAGCTTCCGAAGTGTTTATTGCTTGTGGGAATATTCTAAGATGTAATGAATGTGAACCAAAAGCTTCTAGTGAGTCTATAGAAGATGGTTGTACGTAAACAACAGAAAGTATAATAGGTGAACCAAAAGCTTCAGCACTGTTTACGTGATCTGGATATATTATGTAACTAAACTTATGTAAACCAAAAGCTTCTTGACTTGTAATACTTTGAGCATGAATTTTTTGATTTACTTTATGTAAACCAAAAGTTTCGGCACTATTAATAGAAGTTACTTGAATAGATACAATAGAAGTTATAGTTGGGAAACCAAAATCTTCTGCACTATTAATAGATGGAGGTTCTATTTCATATTCAACTCCAGGAGCTTCATTGACATATTCTTGAGATAGAATACCCAACGGGAAGATAGTAAGATTTAATTGATGCAAACCAAAAGCTTCTTCTGAATCAATAGAAGATGGTTTAATCTTATGTACTATATTGTGTACACCAAATACTTCTAATGAATCAATAGAAGATGGTAATATATTTACATTGCCAGTTGTTAAGGTATGACTGCCAAAAGCTTCATTACTATTAATAGAAGATGGAACAATATAAAGATTTAATTGGTGTGTACCAAAAGTTTCAGCACTATCAATTGATGCTGGCTTAATATGATGTTTTATGTGTGGTAGTCCAACACCTTCTAATGAATCAATAGAAGAAGGAACAATATTAAGATTTACTTTATGAGAACCAAATGCTTCTAGTGAGTTTATAGAAGAAGTAGAGATAATAACATCTCCAACTTCTATTATGTGAGTACCAAAAGCTTCATCAGATGTAATACCAATTACATGAATATTAAGATTTACTTTATGTGAACCAAAAGCTTCTAATGAATCTATAGAAGATGGTTTGATTTTTTGGTTGATCTGGTGTAAACCAAATGCTTCCGCACTAGGAACTCCAGGCTCTTCTATTTCTAAATCAAGTTCATGTAAACCAAAAGCCTCTTGGCTTATAATACCAGATGGAAGAACGTAAGCGGTTCCAGGAACTATTGTTGGAGTTCCGAAAGCTTCAGCACTAGCAATGTTGCCAGCATTATGTATTTTTAGATTTAGTTTGTGAGAACCAAAAGCTTCTAGTGTTGTAATAGATGTAGGAGAAATTCTTTGGTTTAGTTTGTGAGAACCAAAGGCTTCAACAGAAGCAATATTACCAACAAGATGTATTTTTTGATTTAGCTTATGAGTTCCAAATGTTTCGGCCGATAGAATTGGTGGGCCAGTAGTATAGATAACCAAATGTAATTTTGGTATACCAAAAACTTCTTGTGATGTTATGGCTATAGGTTTAATTACGTGATTAAGTTTGTGTGTCCCGAAAGCTTCTGCGCTTACTATCGCTCCAACATTATGAATTTTTTGGTTGAGTTGATGAGTGCCGAAAGCTTGAGTAGAAGATATATTTCCCACCGTATTAATATTTTGGTTTATTTTATGTGAACCAAATGCTTCAGCAGAAGATATTCCTGTTGGTTGTATGTTTTGTGTCGGTGGGACACCAGCAAAAGTATATAATATTTCATTAGCAGGATTAATAAGTCCAGACCAAGGGTCGGAATATAATTCTCTAACTTCTGAACTTTGTAATGCTCTATTATATAAACGAACTTCAGATAAAATTTGATCTGCTTTATTAGCTTGAGAAGGTCCTCTTTCACCAAATAGCCAATCGGCAGCAGATAGATTTAAGGTAGCAGCCGTTCCAGATAAAGTTGATACTGCAACGTCAATACCATTAATGTAAATTTTTATATCTGAAGTTAAGGTAGCTCCAGGTGGCACAACTATAACCACATGAGACATGTAGTTTTGCGATATGGTACTCGCCGCCGTTCCCCAAATATGTCCAGCCGAACCGAAATCTATTCGTATATTATCCCTAGAAGTTTGTATTAATAAATTTGTTCCGCTAGTAGTCCCAGCATTATATTGAACAATATCTCTAAGAGTTGCTGAATTTGATTTAATCCAGAATGATATAGTTAATTGGTTTGCTCCAGTTGGATAAGCAGGAAGTCCAGCCGGAGTCGTAAATGATACAAATTGTTTTATGCTTGGGAAATTAAGACCAACAGCATTAAGAGGGCCAGGAGTAGTTGAATAAGTTATAGAAGTATTACTTATTGTGCCGTGATTACCATAACCTGAATAGTCTTTTAATGCTCCTGTACCACCAGTAGCAGTATCTACAGAACACGGCCAATAACCCACGAGGCCTTTGCTCAAATAGTGGTTTCCGTCCACTATTGGCTGCATTGGTTGGGCTATTAATTTACTACGTCGGAAATTATACATAACGACTCTTCACACTCCTAAAGGGTTTTATTAAGTCGTCGTATATGTTATACCAGTAAAAGTCTTTATTAAATTTCCTTCAGTTGCATTGAAAGCTAAGTTAGTTCTATTCTCAATAACAAATCCCCATTTTCTAGGAAGTATGCCACCAAAGAAAGAAGCAACAGAACCTATAGTTGCTTTATAGGTTAAAGCACCAGCAGTTGGAGTTGTTATGATAAAAGGTCCACGCAAATTTGTTGGTACTCTTAATGTAACAGCAGCATTAGTACCTAAAGAGTTATCGGTATAGTTTGTTCCATCTTCTGAACCATAGAACCAAACGTTGATAGCTTTATCTGAGGCCGGAGTGCCCGTAACCAAAGGTATAGCAAGATATAGTATAGCATCAATATATTTGTTTGTGCCGTTATCTACAGCATCGCAAGATCTTGCTGAAGCAGTAGCTAAAGAAGCAAGAGTACAAGTTATACTTGCTGAAGCTGAATATGTAATGTTTAATGTTGAAGCCATTTTTGTTTTCCTATATTATATTAGCGTAATGTTTTGTATCAATAATATCTTTTTCAGTCACGGCGTTTGGCGCCCCAGCAACACCACTAAATAATCTAAGAATTCTACATGAAATAATTTTATTACTTATATGAACAGAATACTTTTTCTGTCCTATTTTTGAAGCGTGTTCCAAAACATCTAAAACAGCCATCTTAAGCTTTTCTTTATCACCCCAATATGATGATATACCAAACATATTTAGAAAAAAATCTATGCCTAGTAATTTAAGAATTCTTAACAATCCATCACTTTCTTCGGTAGCAACAGTATTATTAACTGCATTTCCTGCTCCATGATATATTAAAAACTCAACTAGTTCTTTTACAAGCTGTACATTATTAACTACCTTTAATTCCTCAAGCCAAGTTAGATATTCTAATGCTTTAGTTATACTAGTAGATTGTATTTCTGATTGTCTTTGTGGTTGATTCATTAAAGCAGCGATCTGCGCCGGATAAGCAAAATATCTACTATACCCTAAATGTTCGGGGTCAGTAAGTAATTCAGTCTTTAATGTTCTTATTAAATCTTTATGCGTGAACATTTATCCTCTGCTAAGTCGTTTCATGAAGTCTTCAAAAGCTTTTACGCTTACTTCACGAATCTTCTTAGCAGGAGCCTTAGATATTTCTTTCTTGTAGCCGGCAATGGTACGTTCTTTGATGAGCCCATTATCCCAAACCCATTCTTTACCTTCCATGATGCCATTTACGAAAGCATCAGGAGCAGAAGGGTCGGCAACAATGTCACCAGCCGTTACAAGATAAAAATCATCTTGAACTATCTGTATATCGTGGCCTTCGGTTCTTAACGAACCCATACCACGAGAAGATACGCCAAGTGAAGCACCAGCATCAATAAAAGCCTTAACGATTTTACCGTTAGGCAAGTCAACTAATATTTTAGCTTTACCAATAAAATTATCACCATCTTCTCTTAATTCGGTAATCATATGCGATACACGATCAAGATTGATAGTCGGACCATCTGGATGTCCCAATTCACCAAAAGCACGATTCTTTTCTACGTACTCTTTAATATATCTTTTAACTTCATTTTGTAGAAGTTCTTTAGGGTACATTCTACCGTTGCGGTTTTTCATTTCCGCTTGGAGAAAGATACCTTCAATGAAGTAGTTTTTACCGCCAGACTTTTCTTCGGTAATAACCTTGTACGCTAAATTTTCATTTACTTCTGTAATGAGTTTCATTTCTTAGGCCTAACGTTTCTCTTTAAAAAGTTTCTTGGAAAGCTGTACTTCTTTTTCGTCAAGTCTCTTAGCTGTCTTAGCCAAAAGAACTTCTTTTAGCGTCTTTCTGAAAGCCGAAAGGTTCATTTCTGAAGCTAACTTAATAAGGTTTTTTAGTTTCTTTTTTGACATATATGTATTTATCCTTTCCAAGTTTATTAAAATTCGTTACCATCATCAAAATTAGTCATTTTAACCCCATCTTCTCCCGGAGCGGGAGCCGGATCAGGGTAAACGTCTTTTTCAGCTACAATGTCTTTATCCACAGTTTTCTGTTCATCCTCAGTCTGTTTTAGTACGTTCTTTCTAATCCACTTAACTGAGAAGTATTTTTGTGTGTATGGATCTATCAATTGAATAAGCTCAAGTCTGTTTCTAAGAATTTCAGAGTCTTTCAATTCAGTAAAGTGATTATCGTTAGCCCAATCAAAAGTTACTTGCTCTTTTATATTCTCCCATTCATCTCGGTTTACAATACCCTTTATAGTTAGTTGCTTTTCTAATAGTTCAATGAATAGGTGTGAGAATCTAATTCTTTGTCTATAGATGAATTTAGTAAACTTCAATTCATCACGAGTAATTTCAGCAGCACGTCCTAATTGGAAACCATTTTCTGGATCTAATCTTGATACTGGAACATTAAGTGCTTTATATAATTTCTTCTGAAAGTATTCAACGTCTGCCATCTCACCAAGATTTTCACCACCTGGAAGTGTATCAATAGAAGTGCCCTGACTGTTCATCACAAAGATTCCAGCCGATAGAGCAAAGTTGTGATAATCGTGATATCTGTGGTCTTTATCAATTGTTAAGGTTCCGACATCCATTCTTTCAGAAAGTATTTCTATTGAAACGACTTTATGGTTATGGAGTTTCTTTTCTTCATTCATCGCTTGCATTTTAGCCAAGCCAGGAGACCATTTTTCTAAGTATTCTGCTTTACTTAATATTTGTTTATCTTTCTCTCTCGTATAGAAAGGCATTAACGAATCTTGTGGTTTCAGATCTCTTGCTTCTATTTTAGTGCCGTCTCGCAAAATAAATTTGTGATCTGGTGTTGCTATAACTTCTTCGCCGTTGTCGAGAGTTATTTTAAGCACATCAGTATTTTTGCGTGTAACGCCAGCCCAAGATATCAGGCCAGGAACTATTTCTCCTTCGGGTGAAACAGAGTATGTCCAGTTTTGTTTGCCTTGATCATATTCTAATATTAAATCACTTAAAGGAACTTGACGGCCATCTAGTAAATCTATCTGCGTATTCAATGAAAGGCATCCCTCTCTCCTCGGCAACCAAAAGTCTTCAAGCATAGAAAGTGTTCGTCTATCGTCTTTGACTTCTCCAGTTTCGATATTGTAGACCATCTTGTTACGATATCTTTGCATGATATCTCTAAGATATGCATCAGCTTTTGATTTAGGAAGATTACCAACATCAACATAGAAAATTCTTCTTTCTGGAGCACGAGCAATACGATAGATAACCATCGCATCTTCCATCATTTTTAGTTGATTCATTCCTTTTAATGCTTTATGTAGATTAGAAAGAATGGTAGAAGAAAATTTATCTACAATACCAGAATGAACAAATAGAATTGAATCAGTAGAAATTTTAATACCTTCTACGGTAGTAGATGCGCCAGTGTATGTGGTATTACCAGAACCACCACGAAGAAGTCCTCTTTGGTTGAACACGTAATATTCATCGGCAACTTTTAATAGCTCAACACCCTGTTCTGAAACATCTCTTTCTATTTCTCTAACTTTACGAATTTGTCTTGGGTCAATATATCGAAGTTCTAAGATCCCATTTTTCTTTTTTTGATCGTCTAGTATAACGTGAAAAAACAGTCTACCGTCTATATACCATTTTCTGAATAGGTCGTATGAGTTTTGATTCCAATTTAATAGAGTAAGAATATTATCAAACTCTTCATAGATTGCTTCTTTAACTTCTTTCTTTTCTTTGATATTGCTGAGATTAATTTCTACGGCATCTCTTTGTCCATTAACAACAATTGCTTCATTAACAATGTCGTCTATAGCACTATCTACTTCAGGTAGAAGTGCCATTTCTCTATAGCGTGTGATTAATTCAAATTCGTTTTTAGAAGAGCCTTCAAGGTCAATGAAGGCTCCGTAGGCACCAACACCTTCAACGGTTACTGCGCCATCTTCATTAGTAGGCGGTACAAAAGACTTAGCATCTTCTTTAGCTTTTTCTAGTTCAGTCTTTTTTAATGTATAACCGAATAATTTAAAATCCATTTGCTCTCCTGTTCATACTATAATAGGCTTGTGATTATCTCCAAGACCTTCACTTGATATTTAGGTGAGCCTAAATTATTCTTTGCTGGCGTCAAGAACCCATAAGTCGTACTGAAGGGTTACAGTGAAACTTTCAATTTCATTTTCGGTTGCCCAATTTGTTTCAATAGCAGAAACTTCAGTTGGAAACAAACCTTGAAATTGGTACTTTCTAATTGGAGACTGATCATCAGCTTTTCCAAATTGTAATACCTTACCGTCTACCTTATATGTATCTGGAGTTGATGTAGCACCAGAGTTACGTAAGTTAGTTGTATGTCCGTTGATAGCTCCCATCCATGATTCAAAAGCATTTCTTAAAGCAAAATCTTCATCGTTGATAATAGTCAATGTCCATTCAGGGAATGTTCTATTACCAGCAACCTTAATTTTTCTACCAAAGTATGATACTTCGATTGGAGCAATAGTTGAAGAGGGTAAAGAAGCAGCATTACATAGAAAACTTAATTTGTTTTTGAATGTAGTTTTATCTGCCGCTTGTGAACCGCCTTGTGGAAGAATTTGACCTCCGCTTATAGCAAGCGGAAGGTCTAGCTCTACTCTAAAGAGTGACGGACGTGCTCCACCAAACTCTAATGCTGTCTTGATATCTTGAATTTTAAAAGCCATTTTGGTTTCTCCCTAAGTTAATATTTATTAGAATTTACCAACAATTTCAGAGAACTCCACACCTGTTCTAACAGCAATAAAGTTCAACTGTATAAAGTTGATTGATCTTGCTGGTTTAATGTATATGTCTCCAATAAACTCGTTGCGGTCAATAACTTCAGGAGTATTGTTTGTACCATCACAAACAACCTTAAAGTCAAAAATACCACGACGGCCTTGTACATCACGTAAAAATGGTTCAACTAAATTCTTAAATTGTGCTCTGGTAAATTCATCGTTGAATTCAAAAAGAGTAAATTTAGCAGCCTTAGCAATTGCTTTTTGAAGAACAATAAACAATCGGCGAACGTTAATTCGGTCAAACGCACTTGGCTTAGCAAGTAAAGTTTTATCTCCAAATAAAACAGTTCCTTGTCCAGGTTCATTTGTTACAGCATTAATTCCAGCAAGGTAAAGATCATCTCTTTGTGCCTTAAATGGACTGTATGCAAGTCTAATTAC